GGCAGGGGTAGAACCGCGATAGCTGCAGGTGCGGCTCGTCATGGTCAAGGATCGTCGGAACGCCATCCGTGACCCAATACACGCGGTTGTCGGTTTTTGACCAGACTTCCCAGACGCCCGCCTTTTCGCTGTTGTCGGCTGACCCCATGTTGCGGTCATCATGCCGGACGACGAAGTTGGCGCTTTCCCATGCCGTGCCGCCGAAGCGGGCCTGCATCTCCAAGCGCGTCATCCATGCGCGCCGGGCCACCCAGCCCACATCAGCCCATTTGCGGGCAGGCTCATGCAGGAAGTCCGTGCGGTCGAGGTGTTCAATGCAGACCTTTTGCCCGTCCTCGTCCTCATAGGACAGCCATTGCACCCCGCGATTGTTCATCGCCAGATCGTCGCGGGTTTCCCGCATAACCTCGTCAATTTCGCTGGCGTCAAAGGCGCTGATCAGTGCCCGCTCCAGCATCTGCGAAGCCACGCTGATGACGGGATCGCGGTCCTTGAACTTCGGCGCGACAACCGGGATCGGCGGGCGCGAGTAGATCGAGGGTTTCAGGATTTCTAGGCTGCTCCAGAATAGCTGGAAGTCCTGCCCCTGGTCATCCGCGAAGATGTCCTGCCCCTGCAGGCTGTAGAGGTCGTCAATCTTCTGCGCCAGTTGGTTATAGGACGCAAAGCCCTTCTCGGCTGTCTTGATCGCGGCAAGCAGAATGTCGGACGACTTTGGGTCGTCTTGCGCCTCAAGGGTGTCTGCGGGTTCTGGCTCGGTCATGCGGACGCCCCTGACTTTTGCGGCACGATACCGCAAGGGTGGCTAGGGGTCAAGGTTGGGCCAGTGCCTCGGCAATTGCTGCCTTGACGGCATCCGCCTTATCGGATGGCACCCATTCCTGCACAAGCACAAGACCGGCTTTGCGCCGGTCCCGTTTCAGTTGCTGGCGCTCGGCGGGGGTCATTCCCATGCAGGCCCCACACCGCGTTCATACATGTCTTCCATGTGTTCACAGTAGGCTTCCCACTTGTCGCGGGCCAACTCTTCCGCCACATCCAGCGCCGCACGGATGGCATTGCGCTTGGCGTGGTTCTGTTCGTAGCTGTCATAGGGCGAGGTCTGGGGCAGCGCGTTCATCGCCGCGTGGGCCACAGCGTCGGCGAAGGCATCAAAGTTGGTGAAGTAACGAGGGCTGATTTTCATGTAAGTCTCTCCGGTTGGGTTGCTCTATACCCCAACCATAGTCACGCGTGACGGGGCTGTCAACAACTATCTTCGCCGCTTCACCTGCAACGGCGCGGCCACCATGTCGTCCAACGTCCGCAGCACGTGCTTTTCTGGCAAGATCAGCGCGGGTGGAATGGTGCGCCATGCCATCGCCAGATACCGGAAGGCGTCGGCAAGGTGGCTGGTGAAGTCATGCAGCGGGTTCGCCTTGAACGTCTTCTTGTCGTCGTCCCACTCGCGCCGGTATTGCTCCAGCGCCGCAAGGCCTGCCTCAGCGCGGGGGTGAAACACGCACAGCGGCAGCGTCCTCCGCACCGCGTTGATGCCGTCCAGCAGCCCCGCCATTGGCACCAGCTGGGGCTTCAGGCCGAAGCCTTGCATCGTCTCTACCCGCGTCCGGCCCGTGCCCCACTCTTTGACCTTGGCGTCATGCGGCACAAAGTCCGTCCCGCTGATCCAGCCGTTCTCAGCCGCGCGCTGTTCGCAGACCTCGGCATAGTGGTCAATCCCGACGCCGTTGGTGCTGTAGCAATCGAGGATAAACACTTGGCCGCCGACCACCTGAAACCACCAGATTGAGGTATCGTCCCTGACCCCGATGTCCCAGGCGCGATGCACAGGCCTGTCAGGCAGCGCCTCAAGCGTGGCGTCAATGCGCCCTTCATTGCGGATTGCCAGCATTTCGCGGGCGTAGAACGCGCCGAGGATGGCGGCGTTGAAGTCGCAGAGGTATTCCTGGTTGTAGAGCGAATAGCCCATGTCCTCGCCGTAGAGGCCCACGTATTCCGCCAGCGCCTCAGCCCGGTCGTCTGCCGACAATGCGCCCGTGTCCTCAACACTCAGAAGCTCACGGAACCAGTTCGGGCCGGTGGCGTTGTCAAACATCGTCTTGGCGTGGTTCCTGCCCCGTGGCGTGGTAATGAACGCGGCGAAGCCTTTCGTCTCGCGGATCATGGGCTGGTGATAGGCCCAGGCTGCGGGGTTGGACAGCGCCCACTCGGAATAGCCGATGCCTTTGGGGCCTGAACCCACGGTGCTGTCGTAGCGGTCTGAGCCGATCAGCTGGAACGTGGCCCCGTTCTTCAGCTCGATGAACATGTCATCGTCCTGCATCCGCTTGATGATGGCCTGCGGGAACGCCTCGAAGATGCGGCGCTTGCCGGTGTTGCCGTTTACGCCGTTCCAGATGGCCTTGCGCGCCTGCTTCTGTTCGGGAAAGCAGTGCCAGTAGGTGCCTGGGTCTTTCAGTGCCAGCGTCCGCATGGCGTCCAGCAGCACGTCGTCTTTTCCAGCGCGGCGGTGCCATATCGCAATCAGGCGGTCGTGCGTGCGTTCGACCAAGGCGCGGTGGAAAGCCTGCTGATACCAGCGGACGTTGTAGACGTATTCAACCATCCTTGGTGTGGTAAACGGTCTTGAAGACGATCTCGCCGTTCTCGCCTTGGCCGGAATGCTCCACCGACTGGCGCGGCGTTCCGTGGGCGCGGTCTTCGGAGTCTTTGAACAGCCGCAGGGCGTCGCTGTTCACAATTTCGTCCGCATCAATTTCCCCATTGTCAAGCCTTTCCTGCATTCGGATAAGTGCCCGCAGGCGAAGGCTGGCCGCAATCTCGGACGCCTTGACTTCATCTTGGCGCTGCTTGGCGGTCTTGCCAGCCGGATTCCCGCTGGACGTGAAGCGCGTTTCAGGACTGGGGTTCGGGTTGGCCATGATCAGAAGATATATCCCAAGTCAGGTTTTGTTTCAAGTTGCCGGGCCTCACCGCCGAAGCTAACGGCTTGCCCGGCGTTGCGGCGATGGGGTGACTAGCCCGGCTCCATCCGCATGACCGCTGCCTGCCCGGCAGTCAGGGTGTTTCATGCGTCCACATCCTCCGGCAGGTTTTCCAGCAAGCCTTCCAGGATGGTCAGGCCCTTGGGGCGGCGAATGCGGTATTGGTCCAGCTGCCAGCACCTTTTGGCAGGCAACGTCGGCGAGATGATTACCTGCTCACCCTTAAATCCCATCACGACGCATTCGTGCGTCATGTCGCCCCTACCTTTCAGGTCAACACAGTCCATCTGGACATATGCCCCGACAGGCGGCGGAACGGTTCCGTCGATCCACGGCCCCCATGATTCTTCGCTCATTTCCGCTTCCTCAACCCGATGAAATCCTGCCGACCGCGCTTGACGGCATCGTGAACTGCCTGCACCGAAATGCCGAAGTGCTTGGCACAGGTGCGCAAGCTTTCGAAGGTCACGCCCCGCACGGGGACGGGTATGGCGTCGGGTCCGGCTGGTTTTGGTGTCACCACAGCGACAGGCGCATCCGCCCGCTCCCAGATGTAGACGCGCTGAATCCTTTCCCGCTTGACCGCGCCTTCGTCCAGTGCCCGCAGCATCAGGTGGGCAACGGTAGACAAGGGGATTCCGGTGGCCGTGGCAAGGTCCTGGTTGGTCATTGGGCGGGTCAGAGCGGCGACAAGCTGGCCGATGGTTTCCTTGGTGCGCTCGCGCCTAGCATCCAAGGATTTATCCAGCGCCATCTGCGGTTGGTAAACATCAAGGATCATGCGGTGGGTTGCGCGTTCAAGCTTGGCCAGTTCCTGGTATGTCGGGACGCGCCCGAACCGCGCAATCAGCTTTTCGCGGTAGGTGCTGGACAGGGGCTTGGGCGGCATCACGGGGCGGATGCAGACGGTGTGGTATTCGATCATGCTACCTCACTCCGCGCCAGGTCGCGCTTGATCCGATTCAGCACGACCCGCACGGCTTCCGGGGTTGCGCCGTAGAACCGGGCGATCTTGCCTGCGCTGTTGCCAGCGTCGGATAACTCCAGCCAAGCGAGGTCTCGTGTGTCGCGTTCGTGGTCGGTCATGCTACGGTTTCCTGTGCTGATGTTGGTTTAGGATATGGCAAGGATTCAAGCCCCAGCCGCTTCGCTTTAGCTTCTCCACGTGGCCCCAATGCGCGCCAGTAAAGATGCTTGTCTTCGTCGTAGTGCGGCTGAACGTCTTGCTTCAGAAGGATCGCCAACTTCTGCGGGCTTCGCGTTCCCCACTGACTGTTGCACGACCGGCCCGGAACAAAGACGCCATTCAGCATAACCCCATCACAACTTCGATCACGCGCCCCAGCATAGTTCCATGATGCAGCCTGATAGATTCCGCCGTGATGACCTTGGGTCTTGTCTGCGAATGACACCAGAAGGTCCGCACCCATTACCTTCAGGCGGCGGCAGGCCAAGGCGATCAGTTGCGAAAGGGGAACGCGTTGATCCGCCCGCACCAGCCGCGACAATTCCAAGACATCTTCTGACCATCGTGTCGGCGGGATGCAGAAGAAGACCGCCGCTACCGCTTTCCCGTAGTCACCAAATAATCCGCCTTCGTCATGCAATGTGCCGATGAACTGAATGTTTGATGGCGCGCGGCGGCTGTAGTGATGACGCTTCACCAGATCAATCGCTTCATCAATGCATCCGGTTCTGAAATGTGAACCCATCCTGTCCTCCCGTCTCCCTGGGTTAAGGCGCGCGGCTGTGGAGGGGAGGAACTCCACGGGCTGCCGCCCTGCCGCGCTTGGTGATATTGGCATGGGGTGGGCTTGGGTGGCAAGCAGAGACGGCAGGGAGCGTCACCACAACCGCCAAGATGCTGACAAATATCCTCTGTCCACTACCGTCCGCCCCTGTCCACCCCTTTGTCCAGCCTACCGTCCACTCCTTTCTCTCTCTTATCTATTTGATTTTATTATATTAAAGAAGAAGAAGAAGAAGAAGAAACCTGTGGTGGACAGTTAATGTGGGGGATACATGTCCTCACACGCGCAGGGGAAAATGGCTGTCTTTGTGTGTCGTGTGATTTACGCACATATATGGGGGGGTGCATTTTCGTCTGTCCAAGCCGTCCATCTGTCCACTTGGTCTGTAGGTTGTTGATCACACTGGGTTATTTGGGATTTGCAAGTGGACACTTGCACGTTTAGGTTGTGTCGCTGCCGTCCATTTCATCCGCTTTGTGTGTTGCTGAGGCGGCTGATGTGCCTTGACAATGTGCGCGCGGGGGGTAAGGTGGGCGGGCCGGGAGCGTTTGCCGCGCTCGACCGGCCCATATCACCAGCCTGGAGAGGCAAGCCGATGACTGTCCAAACAGTAACAGACGCACCGTTGCGTTGCAATATCTGGCGGGGTCGCAAGGGAACTTGGGGCTTTTCCGTCTATGTGGGCGGCGTCCTTCATGCTAGTGACCATGGGTTTGTTCACCGGCATGGCGCACTGAGCGGGATGCTTGACGCCCTGAGCGGCATCGAAGCATGACTGACCCGATATCTGCGTTCCTAGACCATATGCGCTCGGTCGGGTGTGATCCTGATAATCCAGGCGCTATCATTGCTGACGATAAGCCGCATCGGTTCAGACTTGCAGGCGACAAGCCAAAGAGCCTCAACGGAAGCTACCAGCTGAAGGTAGAGGTGGATGGCTTTGCGTTTGGGCGATGCCGAAACTGGAAAGAGGGCGTCAGCTACAGCTGGCACATCAAGGCTGACCGAAAGGAAACGGCTGAAGAACGGGCTGCACGGAAAGCCAAGGCGATACTGGCGAACCAAGCCAGAGACAAGGCAGACGCGATAGCCTTCGCCGAGGCTGCAGAAAAAGCGAAGCGCATTTGGGCGCGGTGCGGCAAGACGGGCCAAGCGGGCTACCTGAGCCGCAAGGGCTGCAAGCCGTATGGAACGCGAGTATCGCGCGGCGTGGTGGTGGTGCCTGTATATGGCGCGTCGGGGATCATGTCGCTGCAATTCATTGCCGAGAACGGCGACAAGCGTTTTATGCCTGGTGGACAGATGACCGGCGGCTATTTCCCGATTGCGGACAAGGGCGAGCCGATTGACCGGCTGGTGATCTG